TCAGAAATACTTGGATAGTAGATTTGAGAAGTATGATAAAGAACTCAAAGAACTTTTACCTGTAGATATAAGAGAAATTGAGGAGTGTAGAAATAAATACCTAACTGAAGTTCAATTAGCACAGTATCATCTACACGATATATGTAGAAATAGAATGTTATCAGGAGAACCAACAATATCTATATCTATCTATAGATTGTATTTTACAATTGGTGCTGAGAGAATATTCTATACCGAAGATGGAATGGAACGTTTTAGAAAGATATATGGAAGTTTTCAGTAAGGAAAGGAATAAAAGACATGAAAAGAAATTGGATTAAAATAGCAGGAATAGGAATTACATTAGCATCTGTACTATTCATAATGGATACTGTGGATTTAAGTCAGGCATCAGTACAGAAAGATGTTGTTACATCTTCATCTAATATGTACAAGACTGAAAAGGAAAGAGTATATCGAACTATTCAACTTGCAAAAGAACAGGGGTACTTTGAGTTAGATGAGTATGGTATTGCTTGGGAAGGTTCTTTAGATAAGAATCAGTACTGGGAAGTTGATGTATATGAAACTGATATGGATGCTGAATATGAATGGTATAGATTCCATTTCAAAGCTCCACAGAATTATGTATATTATGAAGATATCATCAATTGGTATCCTTCATTAAAAGATAAGTATATCAAGCTAAAGATACATAAGAATGGTGCAGAAGTATCAGAAGCTTATGGAGAGGTAAATAATAACAAGATACCAAAAGAAACTCCTAAGCCAGCTGAGGTAGTTTCAAAGGTTGAACCGTTCCCTGCAGAAACAAAGGAAGCATCTGGTGGTAATTATGTACCAATGCCTTCTGATGAAAAGATAGTTGTTCAATACAACAATAAAACTTATAATATTCATAAGAATGGTGTTGTAGAGATTAAGTAATTATTAGGTAAGTATACGATTGATTTCGTATACTTACCATTATTTTTTTATTTTTAACCACAGGTAAAACTTTGATATAACTTAACAAGGAAGGATAGTACAGAGATGGATAATCAAAAATTTGATGATTACAATCCGTTTAGTGTTTGTTTTAATGCACTAAGGATGAAGTATCAAATATATGATGAGTCGTTAACAGCATCTAATTTTCTTAAACCAACAGATTCTGTTAATGTATTTATTAATCTTGAAAGTGTTTTTAAACACCTATCTATGTTACAAGATTTAGAGCAAAAGATTATATTACAGAATGATTTTAACGAAATCATTATATCAGATATAATAAATTTAGCAGGATTTTATAAGAGGTTTTTTAAAGGAAATGGATTAGATACAAAAGTATATCTATTCCATACAGATTTTCAATCTAACGATTTTATTCAAAAGAAATACAATGAGGATTATAGGTCTTATTATTTAATGAAGTTTAATAAGAATCCAAAATTTGTAGTATTTACAGAAAAATTAATAAATGAGATATTACCTAATGTAAGAACTTTATGTGAATTTATACCTGATGTATATTACTTATCAAGTAATAATATAGAAGGTTCTTTAATTCCATATATAATAGGTAAAGATAGTGATAGAAAGAATCTAATAATAACTGGTGAGTTGTATGATACTCAGTATAGTTTTATTGATAACTTTAATAATCACTATATAAGAAGAAGTTTTGCTAATCAAGTAATAGCAAATAATGTAGACGAGTATCTTTGTTATTTATCTAAACAAACAAAAGAAGAGATAAAGCAAATAGATTACTTATATAATTCACATCCTCTTTATTGTACATTATTATCAATAATAGGGGATAAAAATAGAAGTATTGGAGGGGTACCTGGGTATGCCTTTAAAACTCTATCAAAACTTATTTATAATGCTATCAATACGAATATTATCCGTAATGATACAACTAATCCACAGCTAATAGGAACTATTTTTGATGATGATGAAGATAGAGAAGAATTTATTAATAGCTATAAATGTACTGATGTAGTTTCTTTATATAAAGAATTAACTGATGCTGATATTACTTCTATCAATAATCAAATATGTGATAGAATAGATATTAATAGTGTAACAAGTTTAAATGGTGATAGATTCTATAATCATCAAATTAACCTAGAAAGCTTATTTTTATAAGAGGTGAAATATGGCTATATTTAGTCGTGTTGACAAATTTCAAAAATATAAGTATATAGTAAAGAATTTAAAAATTCTACTTCCTGATGGAAAAGGAGAGATAGAATTACATACTTCCAAACTATTACAAATAGACTTAGAGGAAAACTTTGAAGAGAATTTCTTTCCTCTATTTAAAATAATATTGAGTTTAGATACTGATAGTTATTATAAACTATTAGAGAATAAGAATAAAGCTCAATTCTATATAAGAATAAATAAAGCATTTGCTGGAGAAGATGAAGGTGCTGAATTAAGTTTAGAAAAAGCTTTTATAAATGATACATATGATATTATATTTGATGAGAATACTGGAGATATGCAATTAGCATTAAAGAATGAAGGTAATAAAGATGATTATACTAAAGCAAGAGAAGCAACCACAAATAGTTTATCTGCTGTTAGTGATAATATGTGTACTTTCTATCTATTCAAATCAAATATAGGTGGTACTAAAACTAATGTAAATAAAGTATTTAGTAATATCAATGTATCTGATGCAGTAGCATATTTAATGTCTGAAGCTAAAATAGATAATGTCTTAATGGCTCAACCAGATAATAATACTGTATATAAAGAATTTCTATTACCACCTCAATCTGTATTAAAGAATTTACAATTTATAGATACTTATTATGGTATTTATAGAGATGGTACTATGATGTATTTTGGTTTAGACTATACTTACATTATACCATACAATGGTAAATGTGTAGCATATGCACAAAATGAAACTACTGATACAAGTATTATTATACCAAAGAGTTTTGATTCTGATTATGGTGGAAAAATAGGGTCTTTTAGTAAACTATCAGAACCTAGTAAGAATTATATAATTGGTGATTATAAGACAGTAAATATCAATAATCAATCTATTACAGATAACTATATAAAAGGTAATAGTATGTATGTGATAGATTCATATGATGAAGATGATGATGAGGAAGTTGCATCAGAAGCAGAAACAAAAACAGAGAATTTCACAAAGATGTTTAAGAATAATACAGAGAATCAATTTATAGCTAGTATGTATACAGCACAGACTAATGCTAACTCCGATGTTATTACAGTGAGATTATTTGATTTTGATTTATCAGCATTAACTCCTAATAAGAGTATTAAAGTAATATTTGAAGATACTGAATATACTAGTAGATATAATGGTCAATATATATTAGCAGGTATAAATAGTGCTTTTAGAGCTAGTGGTGAAGAAATGGGAATTTCTAGTACCATAGTATTGAAAAGAGTTGTGAAGTAATCACAGTGAATAGAATTAACTATTCACTGTGATTCTTTTTTTAATTGCTACTTTTTACTGCTTAACCTTGGTTACCATTATTATTTGCATTATTCTGATCACCTTGGTTATTATTAGGTTGGTTGTTTTGATTATTATTATTCTGGTTATTATCTGTCTGCTGATTATTGTTATTAGGTGTTGCTGTCTTAGGTACTAATGCAAATAGTACTTTGAAATAGTCAGTATATCTATCTCTAGCAGCATTACATAATCCACCACAGAATTTACCAACAGCTTCATTTATCCACTGAACTTTTTCACCCAATGTATTATCAGTATCTGCATCCATAATCTTAACTATCTGCTGTGATGCTGATGTTTTAAGATTATTAAGACTCTGAGTTAATGAGTCTAAAAACTGATGTGGGTAATTCTCGCAGTATGGTATCATTACTCCATCTATCTGAGATTTTAAAGCACCATTAGCAACTTCTACTGTCTCTAATTTATTATTACCTACTTTATAGTAGTTAGTAATAAGAGTACCAAGATCACCATTCTTTGTATTAATACCACCCTGTACAAAAGTAAATAACTTCTTGTATAAATCATCTTGAGTAACTAAACCTTTTAATATCTGTCCATTAATTGAACCAATATTAGTTGTAAGCTTTTTAATACCATCATCAAATGATGTTGTAGGCATTGCGTGATATGGTAATATATTAATAGTTACATTACTATAGCTTCTAGTAAGTAACGCTGACTTATGTTCTTTAATCCACTTATCATTTGTTCTAGCCATCTTTTCTGCAAGGTTCTTAACCATCTCAAGTATCTTATTAATGATTTTCTCAATCATTGCTTTAAGACCTTCTGGTGATTTACCTCCAGAACTATTAGGTTTATTACCATCATTAATCTGCACTTTGGTATTATTCTGATTCTGGTTATTTTGTGTACCATTACCAGACTGCTGATTATTCTGATTTACAGTTGGTTGATTACCTGATGGCTTATTACCGTCACCAGACGGTTGTGTTCCATTTGTAGTAGTAGTTGTGGTAGTATTATTATTCTCACCAAATTCTATAATCAATCTATATCCACTATCTCTATAATACTTCTCAGTAATATATTCATTTTCAAGACATATAAAATTATATCTGAAATCTTCTTCAATAGAATTTATAGATTCATTAAATACTACATCTAAGAAATCAACTGACTCATATGATAACTGAGAGTCTGTTATAGCTGGTGTAGAATAGTTTGGAGCTAACGTCTCTGTAGAATTCTCCAAAGAGTCGTTAATCTTATTCAATCTTGTAATAAGTGCACCACATACATCAGTGATAAAATCTCTATAAGTATCTAAGAAATCAGTTAAGAATACTTTATAAGAATTTATAGTATCTAAATCTTTATACTCACTATTTACATTATTACCAAATCTTTCAAGGAGTAATAATATCTTCTGATAAGTATCATATACTAATCCTGTTAAAGCTTCTACATTTTTCTTAAATCCTATTAACTCCCATAACTTTCTATCTACATTATCTGTATCCAACATAGGTGGTTCTTTTTCGATATCATTTGCTAATATCTCTAAAGTATTCTTGTAAGCCTGTCTTAAAGAAAGATTTAATCCAGATTCTTTAAGGACATCATCAAACATCATTAAATACTGGTCACCTTCTTTACCAATTCTATCTAATCCTTTAGAAATAATTCCTATAGCATTTACTATATCTATATAAGGAGCATTATTATATTTTCTTTCTTTATCTTTCTCAGGTTCATCATACATATCGTTATACATTAACTGATAATCTATATTATTCTTTAATGTATAATAACTATATATATGATTAGATAACTCTAAGAAAGCACTACATTTATTATTCAACATATCATTTGCTAATGAATGTGTATCAGTAGGGAATATAATATTACCATTAAATCCCTCAGTAGCAACAATATTTGAATTAATCATATCATTATATAATCCCTGAATAGAAATTACTTTTGATATTAATTCTTGTATTTTTAATAATACACAGAAAGTAACAAATCCACTAACCTTATCAATAATTCTTAAAGACTTAATTATTATCTTATGAACTATTTTATCATTAGTAAATGGATTAGCTTTATTCTCTTTCAATGTATCAACTAACTTATTTACAAAGCTCTGCATTATATTGATAGCTTTACTATATTCTGAAACTATCTTTCTACAATCTGCTTGGTTACTCTTGAATGAATTTACAAACGGAAGTACTGTTCCATCAAAGTAATCATTATCAACTTTTACCTTTGTATACTCTAAGCTATTCTTTATATCAGATATATCTTTACCATATCTAATATTTCCAACCACTGTTTGTTTCTCTAATCTAAAAACAGCTGTCTGAGACAGAAGTTCTAAGATTGCTCTATCATCTACTTTATTTTTTATAGTATTATTTAACAGAGTTTCTACTAATTTACAATAGTTGATCAAGTACTTAAAATTGAATGATTTTATATGTTCCTCATTCAGATTAGTTACTGTGAAGTTTAACTTGTCAAAGTTATACTTACTTATTTGACTAACTATCTCTTTATCAATATTAGGAGAAATAGCAAGAAGTTCTGTAGTAATCATATCAAGATATTTCTGATGTACACCAAATCTAAAGTTATTTATTGACTCTAAATCTAAACCTAGTGCCATATCAGAATTAGCTTTATATACACTTAAGTCATTACCACTTCTTTCCTGAAATTCTTCTATAATATATTCGTTAATTGTACTCATCAAATTAATCCTCATATATTCTTTAGTCTATTAAGACTGTGTTTTCAAGCAGTATTAATAAATAAGAAGTGGTATATCTTTAATAATACCACTTCTTATTTACTGGGTTATATAAACAAGGTAAACTTTCTATCGTCAACCTTTTCAAGAACTTTTTCTTTATTATCTATCATGATATTTAATGATTTATCTATAGCGTGTATCATACTCTGTAAGAAGTAATTAACTGATGTCTTCATAAAATCAACACTTACTGTCTTAACTTGAGAATCTTCATAATCAAATGCTGATATAAGAGTATTTACTTCATTTTTATATTTTTCTATAGTAGCTGTCATATCACAGATATAATCAAGATTATTCTTTAATATAGATATACAACTTACATTCTCTGTACAAGCTGGACTAAATAATCCATCAATGAAATCTTTATCTTTTGAATCAGCTTTATCTAATTCTTCTTTAAATCTATCTACAACATCAGTATCATTATTATCCAATATCAATACTTCTCTAGTAAACTTAACCATACCATCAAAATATTCACGATATATTGTCTCTGCTATCTTTATATCTCTTACCTCACAACAACCGTCAACATCCATTCTATCTGGTAATTGATATATTTCATGAATTTTATCTTTACCAATACCTCTTAGAGTATTGATTAGTTCCAATTTCTTTTTATCAGTTTCGGCAAAATCCTTATTGCCATAATCTACCATTACCATTACTTATTCCCTCTTCCTTAAATAAATTCAAAATCAGAATTGGAAACCTCATCTTTAATAGAGTCAATGGTCAAGGATTTATTTTCATTTTTAGTTTCTCGTGTAGTAACTTCTACTGACTTACTTGATTTAACTCTAATAGTATCAGAAAGTTTCCTTAGTGTCTTAACAAGTTTTTCTTGTTTAGCTACTATCTCTTTTTTCTTTTGTACTGTAAGTGCAGAATTAGCTTCTACACAAGTCTTGTTCATTTCCATGAACTGTGCTTGAATATCTAACTGCTCTGATATGCTTCCTCTTAAGTAATACACCTGATATACAACTGCTCTTGTTATTGGTATGATAGCTATAGCAGCTGCCATCACTGTAGCCATTCCTATTACAGCAGTTGTTCCAATAAAATTATCTCTTGAATTACTCATTGAGTCTAACATCTTACGATAATTAACTCCTTGAGTATCACAAACCATATTAAACTTCTTTAACTGCTCAAAATAGAATTCATCAGCTCTTAGCTTACTATTCTTAATCATCATAACAAGTGTATCACTATCTGGTCTTTTAACATACTCTACAAATGAGTATATTAAAGCAGTAGTAGCTTCAACACAGAAATATACATAACTATTATATTCCATAGCTATGTATTCATTTTTAGCCTGAAAACCTTTCTGGTATGAAATAGACATAGATGAAATATTCTCAATAGCTTTCTGAACTATATCAACATATTTAATTACATCACCTGCTCTGTTTTCTGCTGCTAAATCTTTTATAGTATTGAGAGTTCCTTCCATTGCAGAATAACCCTCATAATCTTTTATATTTCCTTTGGATTTTGGAATACCACCAAAGTCAATATGCTTCTTATCTATTACTGACTGGAATAATTTCTCTTCAAGTTTTCTTGTAACTGGTGAATTAACATCCTCTAGAACTGCTTGAAGGTCTTTGCTTTCTCTATATGATAAAGTCTCATTCTCAGAAAGTATTAACATTGATTCGTAATACGGATTAAAAGCCATATTAATTTTTCCTTTCTTAAATAAAATTATCTAGAAATCATTCTTCCTATTTCTTTTCCAAGTTTATTGGAATTCATAGCATTATCTCTTTCAAGAGTTTCTATTGAATAAGTCTGATATGTCTGATCACCATCATAGAATACTGAAACTGTTCCACTTCCTTCGTCCATAATAACAAACGCCATTAAAAAAAGATTATTCATAAGCATTCTTACCATAGCATCTTTTCTTATATCAATACCATACTTATTCTGTAGTACATCTACTTCATAAGAAGATATTACTACTGTAGCATTAGGTATGATTGCGTGAGGAACTGTAAAGTTAGTCATTCCAACTTTCTTATTCTTCAATCTCTGTAATGTACCAAAGAAAGGAGATTTACCTGCTTGCTTAACAGTATCATTTTTAATCTCATCAAGATTAAGAATAATATCTTTAAATAAAGAAATTTCTCCAGTAGTCCATCTTAAGAATTTAAAAAGAAGAGATTTATTCTCTATACCTCTTTTTAAGTTATCTACCATATCATCTGTCTGTATAACATGCATTATAGTCTTAACACCAACTACAAAATCCATATACTGAACAAACTCTTTTTTATCATTAACAGCAACCAGTCTTACCTGAACTCCTAATGGAACCATATCATTGGTTTTCTTAATATCTCTATCAAGCAATTTAGGAGATTGTACACCATTACTAATACCAGCTAAATCTTTCTGTCTTTGAAGACTTGCTTTACCTGATTGAGCTGTAACAAATCTATCAATTATATCTGCTTTATCAGCAAGGTCAGCTTCATAGAAAGACTCTAATGGTTTCATATCAATTTCAGAAAGATGCTCTTTCAATAATTCCTTATGACTTTCCAAAATAGCTCTATTAGTTTTATTACTAATATTAAATACCACTCCATATGAATTGTCTTTACTCATATAAAGTTTATACTTACCATCTTGTACTTTTTCCATATATGATTCTACATCATCAGGATCTACCATTAAGTCATTTAATGACCCTTCCAATTTCAAATTCTGATGCATCTTTCTAAGATAATCAAGTGGAGTTGGATTAATGGTAATATCAACTACAGAATTCATAGACAGCCAAGTCTGAGTAAAACTAGCATAAACTTTATCTAAAGTTCTAGACATGGTATTAGCCATATCCAATGGAACGGAATCTGCTATCAAACAAGGAAACTGGAATGTTGAATCTTTGGCACCCCTCGTTATAGTTTTGGTATTTAACTTCACAGAATTAAGCTGTGTAGCTACCTCTGGTCCTTTACGCATTACATTTAAAATGTCGTTAATAAAACCCATATGTTTCATTTTCCTTTCATTTTGCTATAAATTATCTATTTGTTTCAGGGTCGGGTTTTTACAGGAAAAAAAAGAATAGGGAGATTAATCCCTATTCTTATTAATTATTCTTCTGAAAATGAACCATCGTCGAATACAACAGGTATTCCAAACGGAAATATCTCAGACAACTCTTCTTTTAACTCTATAGTATAATCAGAGTTTGGAAATGATGTATATTTGGTTTCACCATTATATACCCATTCTGCCGAATACATACCAACATCTAATTTACATAAAATATCTTTATTATCCAATACCTCCGAAGATGCTTCTCCGAACTCCCCGTTAAATATAAATTTTACTTCTAACTCTTTTGATTCCCAATAATTCCTTTTTACACTATGAACTTTATATACCAAAAACATAAAATATCGTTTCCTTTCCTTATAAAGATATCAGTTTATTATAATACTCACTAAATTTGATATTATCTATCATCACAGATTTTTCTTCCATATAATCTGTGAATTTAGATAAAATACTATACAGAATCATAGCATTGATGAAAAATACTCTATTTTCCAAATCAATATCTAATACCGTATCTATATCAAAATTCCCATCATACGTATATTTTCTCATCAATAATATAGAATCGTCTGTGATACGAAAATTGTATATTATACCATCCTGGTTTGGATATAGTATATCAGTAATATCCCTCTCATATAACCACTCACTAGACATTGGAAAATCTGATGTAATTCTTGGTATCTCATTATATACCATATATAATCCATTTTCTTTTATAATAGACATAAAAACTCCTTCCCCGTTAAAGCCAGATAGGTCATCTATAAATTTATTATTACGTATTACTTGATTAGGCAACTCTGGTCCTATAGATATCATAACTACTTAAGTAATCAGCTATGTCAATACCATCAATCTTTGTACTTGATTCCTGTAGGAAATCAATGATTCTATTCCATGTATTAACCGGGATTATCGTATTGAAAGTAATATTTCCATTATCAATATCAAGTATAATATCACATGACCTTACTTCAAACTCATTTGCTACATCTCTATATCTATATAACCTGATAAAATCTGAGTATATAACTAATGTATATACATAATCATTTTCCGAATCAATATTTTGTACCAATCCGGTGATATCCATCTTAAGTGCACTATCACCTTTCTTCTGGTATATATCATTGGTAACTTTAGTACCTGGGTGCTCTTCGTCATAAATAAACAATGTGGTCTTATGCATTATCTCTTTCATATTCTTATACCTACTTTCTTATACTGATTCTGATGAATTTAAAAATAAATAACCTGCTAATGTGAGTCCATCTATTAGAGTATGATATTTCTCTAACATCTGAATTATTCTATTGAACTTTTTAGTTTCTATATTTGTATTACAGTGGTTTCCCCTATCAGAAACATTAATAATATTCTCAATACCTGATTCTGCATCGAAAACACCCACTGATACAAAGTCATTAGATATATTTAGAATATATCTATTTCGATCAACGTAATTAACCTCACCTATTAAGTCGTTAATAACCATATAATTGGTCATATCGTCTTTCTTAATCAAATCGCTTGTTACTTTCACAACTTCCTTCCCTTTCATACAACTATTTTTAATAGTTTTAATATAATATAAAAATTGTAGGTAATATCTAATTCATCTACATTCTGATACCTATCAAATTCTATATCTCCTTCAATTACTTTAAATACTGATTTATTATCAAATGTGCGATAATAACCAATATCCAATTCTTTCCATTTATATGAGTCAATAAAATTCCTTAGCATCTTAATAGTTGCTATTTTATTTCCCGACTCTACTGATTTTATAAACTGAGAAATGAACTTAATTAAATAATCCTTATGCTTTTCATAATTCTCATCACTTAATCCTTTAATATCCAATTTATCAGAGTTATAATAAAACTCAATTCTTCTCCCTATATTGATATACGATGTATAACTATTCTTAGGTCTAAAATTAATATTCTTACCAAACTCTTGGAACTTACAAAGTTTGCAAGTGAAGATTGCATCTTTCTTAATAGAAATAATATCATTATTCTCTAACTGATTAGCTTCAAAGAATAATCTTCTTGCTTCTTTAAAAGCATTATTAAGACTTTTAACAAATTCTGGATTATTTATCTGAATTTTTCCTATATTAACTTTTCTTGTATTTTTATCTTGCTTGGATAATTTATCTATAGTAGATTTATCCAATAGATTAAATTCTTTTATTAATGAGAAACCAGCATCTTTCATATCATACTCAAATATATCAGTATTAAAAAGATACGGGTTACTCTCATTAACATATAAATCATGCTCATACATAGCTTATTACCTTATATGAATAATTTAATACTCTCAAGCATTTCTTCTTTAGTCATTCCTTCCATATATAAACCATCTTTCTTTAATAACTTTCTAAGTTTCTTTTTACTCATCTTCTTAAATTCTTTCATTTTATTATTTTCATCTTTATTATAATTATCTTTAGCTTCTTTAAGATAGCTATTACACATTTTAAGAACTTCTTTCTTATCATATTTGATTAATGAAATCATTCCTGTAGAATAATACTTGTAATTATAACAAGGATATCCAAAATGAATAAATATAAATTCAGATAAGTATTCTAAGAACTTCATAGATTTTTCTTCTTTAAAAGTATTCATGAATACTATATTATATTTTTCTTCAATACTACCTTTAATAAGAGTTGCAAAGAAAGCTTTATTGGTTTCTAATTGCTCAAAGTATCTATCTTTAAATTTCTCATCAGATAGAGTAGAACAAACTTCTGGGTTAGGATATAACATATTTTTTGCTTGAACTATATTTTCGTGTTCACCAGATGAACTTATCCTAGTACTTACCAAGACATACTGGCATTTGAGTATGTCTTGGTAACTTTCATGTCGAAGAAATACGTTTTGATATACTTTTGAATTAGTATAATAAAGCATATTATTTCTTCTTTGGTTTTCTTATTACTGGTATTTCAGATAAGTCATCAAAATCTATTTCATCTGGGTCTGTTTCTGTTACTTCAATATCATCTGGAATATTTACAGGCTTATCTTCTTTACTCTCATCTTCATCTACATGAGATGTTGGTAGAAGAGGTGTCAGATAATCAGATAAATGTGGTTCTTCATTATCTTCTGATGACTGCATCTTATCTTTAAGATCTTCCACATCAATAACAACTTCTGCTACGACTTTCTTATCTTCAACTTCACCGTCTGTGGTTGTTGTTGCTTTAATTTCTACTGTAGCAACTGGTTGTACTTCTTTAACAACTTCGTTTACCATCTCTTCGATTTCTTTATCCCTCATATCTGCGAGTTCTTCAACAAATTCATTAAACTCGTCATCATCTTCGTCATCTTCTATAGATGCTTCTAATAATGGAGCTACAACACTGTAGATATCCTCAGTAGTTATAACGTATCCACAAATATCAAACATATCCTCTCTCCATTTAGCTTCAAGTGAAAGAGATGTATTAATATCAGCTGATATTATCCTTGCAAAGTTCTCGAGGTTATTATATCTACTATCGTAGAAATTTCCCCAATCAATATCATCAATAGTTCTATTCTCCAATTCGAGAATTAACTCAGCATACTCTCTGAAACTTTTAATGACATTAGCCTGCAAATTACCAGTACTACTTGTATCAAGAATATAGCATCTATAGAACATATCGTCCTTATCATAGATTATCTTGAATCTGTTTTTGTCATAAGTACTGATATTATACTGATCAAATATATCTATTATCTTTTTAATATCATCTGTAACTGCAAATGGTATTGTATTAGATAATGCGTAATCTATAAATGCTCTTCCGAGAATCTGCTCATTCTCTATAACAATATCATCTGGAATTACTCTAGTATTTAATTTCAATCCAACTCTTTCAAATCTTGATTGAATAAATACCATCTGCAATTCATTATCTACCTCAAATGATACTGGTTCATATTCTAATGTATCCTCACGAGTTTCCTCAGTACCATCGTCTTCAACAAACTGTCCCTCTTTCGAGGTATTATCGTGATATTGGAATATACCATATTGATCAAAATATCTTGGTTTCGGCTCATTGTCATCTACAACAGTTTCCTGATTTCTTCTAGTATCTATCATAGAGAATAGTTGAGCTTCAAAATCTGTACCAGTATTATTCACAAACATATCATTTGCCGTACCAGCAAGAAACTCATCGAGTTTCTTCAGATTTTCCTGTTGCTCCTCATATGATAAATCCCATATATCATGCTTTTTATTTTTCTTCTTCTTTCCCATTTCTTTTATCTCCTTTATTTTAATTTACCTTTTAACATCAGTTCTTGAGATGGCGGATTATCCCAATCTTGATAGTTATTGTCAAGTTCTTCCTGAACTTCTTTTCTATATTCTTTCAAAATAGCTCTAGGGGATTTAGCTTTCTTTTCTTTCTTTACACCCTTAGTTACTTCAAATGATGGCACCAGCTCAACAGATTTAAGAGGTTCATCTAAAAGATATCCTAATCTAGTAATATCTCCTATCTCAGCATTCTGTTGTTCTTTACTAATCTTTCTTCTTAATTCACCAAATGTATATTTTCTACCACATGTTGGACAACTTAAGTTTACATAATTAGCATCATATTTTAACATTGATACATCATCACATTCACAGTTAAATACATTAAATTTTACATTATAGATATATGCAAAGTCTAATATACATATTGTACCGTCAACTCTTGTTCCCCAGTTAGTATAATTCTTACTTGTTACTCCAACATCACCTATCAAGAATTGAGTTGATATTAATCCAAGAATTTCTTTCATATCGTCTTGATACATATGGAATTCTTGTAATGTAAATATATTTACATATTCAGTTACAGCAAACAATCCGTTTGTACTGCATTCATATACCTTTACTACATATGGTTGTAATTGCTTTGTATATAAGAACTCTCTTTTATTATCAATCATTCCATCTTTATCCAAAGCTATCTTAACAGCATAACCATCAATCAAGACAGCCATTCTGTTAGTACCCGAACCTAGTGTAGTATAAGGAACTTTATTATCTGTTAGTAATGCTCTAATATATTGACTCTTCATGTTATTATGAATATTTGTAAGCATAGTTACTTTCAAGATATCCAAGCATAACTGGTCATTAAAGTATTCTAACAACAAAGACCTTTTGTCACCAACCACGTATACTCCTTTCCATTATTAGAAATCCCAAGTAGAATTCATTAATTTCTCTTTATCCTTATTAGTTTCTTTATTAAGTTTACCAAGAGTCTTTTTAGCTTTCTTCTTGAGTTTCTTTGTTTTCTTTCTTACTTTCTTTTCTTCTTTAGATAGATTCTCATCATCGAAATCTTCTCCAAGTTGTCTTCTCTTATTAGCAGTCTGTAAACTAACTAATTTCTTCTTAAGAAGTTTCTCTTTCTGGAGTTGTTCTTTACGAATCTTTTCAAGTTTCTTCATTCTCTCTTTATTACCAAAGAGATTTCTGATATCCCAATTATGATTCTCAAGAGCTTTTCTCAATTCAATTGAGTCTATCTCTTCTTTTGTCTTTAACTTACCATTATACTGAGTCTTAACTTGAGTATTTTCCCATTCTTCCAATTTAGCAAGATATTTATAATAATCTCTGTCATTAGTCATATCTCCCTTAAATTCTGGCATTCTACTCAATACTAAAGTCTGGTTAGTATCATATAAATCAAACTCAGCCATATCTGCACTGAGCATATCTGATATGAAACCAGCCATTCCAAGTGACCCTTTCTTTTTCTTCTTTTCTATGCTCTTATAAAGATTACATAGGTCTGGTAATGCTTTAATAGATTTCTTTATCTCTTTCTTAGTAATAGGGAGAACCACATTATCTGGTATATTCTCACCATCTTCATAAAGAGCTACAGGAGCATAGACTTCTGTTTCTTCATCTTCATTAGAATTAATTGCTCTTTCAATTATTCTCTTATCTTCTTCAGTAAAGAGAACATCATAAGCATCTTCTAATTCTTCTTTTGTATAGACTTCGTGTTCTTCTTCTTTTAAGAAGTCTTCAGCAGGTGCATCTGATAGAATATACTCTGTTAAATATTCAGTATCAACAGACCTCCTACCTGAACCCTTAAACTCTGGTAAAGTTAGACCACTAATCCATATTTTACCTCTAAAGAATAACTTCTTAAATTCATCTGGTGAATAAACGAAATTATCCTTTGCTACTAAATCCAGACATTTTAAAGCTTCCCTCATTGCTTTAATATACTCAGGGAATTTTCTGAATTTATGTTTGTACTTACTAAAAGTCTTAAAAGCCTCATAGTATTTGTACTTCTTCTTTCTTTCCTCTTCTGATAAATGATACTCATCACCAAACTCATGAACGACAACAGTTCTGAATTCTTCTTTCATCATCTCTTCTCGTTCTGCTTTTAACCTTGGTAATTTAGCCCTCACGGTTTCTATATCAATATCTTGAACTTTATTGGTTGTAGCTTCTCCACCCTCTTCTCCAAATTGATATAGAGTATCATCATTATCACTTACCATGATATTAATCATACATAAGAATCTCCTTTCTCTTTAAAATAATATATCAAAATACATACATACTAGTAATTATGTAAATTAATTACATGAATGATGATTAATTAAGCCGATACATAATAAAACCCAGTAAATAAAAAAGTGTACTATGTACTTGGATATACCAAAATGTATATCCAAGTACATAATTTTATTCGCTAAGCAACTTGTATCTCATCTTTAGATAGAGTTTGCTTTTCTAATTCATCAAATCCATCTACATCTAAGTATGTGAATTCTTTTACGAGAGCATCAAATGAATCTGATGTTAAGTTAGCAGTTTTCTCTAACTTTCTCTCTATTTTCTCATAGATATCTTCAGAAATATATGGTTCATATATTCTCAAGAATTCTGAATAATTCCCGTAGCACATATTTAATGGTACAAATACTTTTGTAGAGTTATGAACCATTTCGTGTCCTGTTCTTGATAAAGGAACTAATCCAACTAAATTCTGATAATGTAAATCCATTACTTCATCTGATATATCTAATGCATTTATTTCTAAACCCTCTTCTTGGTATTTAGTTAATACAACTGATACTATATCGAATAGGGTAAGTGGTTCATGGTGTATTTCAATTTTAATTCTTTTCTTAGAATTAGTACCACCAGTTATCTTCTGGAAGAAAATACAACTATCTAATCCTACATTCTCTTTCAAGAATTCTATATAATTTCTATACTCCAAAGAAGCTCTTACCAATTTCTCTACAGTTTTGATAAATTTTATTTTATCTTTCTCAGTAACTAAATTAACTTGATATTCCATTGATTCGGGTTTAGTCAATTTAAGGTTTTTTATAAATTCACTTTTATTCTTACCCATACAGGTTTCACCAACTTTCTATCGATATTACCCATATGTGTTAAAGGATTAAAGTTATTTACTTATGATTTATATGATTCGCCGTATATCCGCATGTATATAACATACTCATCGAACTCTGGCATAATATTGTATGATGTTTCCATAGACTCAATTTTATCATATACTTCTTCTTCATCAGCAATATCTATATACCTACAATTATATCTAAATACACTATAATACCCTAACCTGAGCAATGCGTTAAGTACTTTCTTATTAAACATATCCAATGCAAATATGTTATTCCAATCAATACTATAATCGATATCATTAAATATCATATCGAGTTCATCCCTAAGGCATTCATATTCTGAAACAGGTACTGGTATTTCTATTCCTGTAGCTTTAATAACTTTATTTTTATTAAAACCACTAGTGATAAAATTATAAGTATCAATATACCTACTTCTATCGTGTTTTACAAGTGTAGCGAAATCATTTCTATCCATATTTCCTTTAACAACTTTAAATTTACTCATATCTCTTAATTCTGTAAATCTCTTTACAAATTCTTTAATACCAGTAATAGCATATAATGTAGGTTTACCATCTACTTCAGATATTCTATAAATCTTCCATATTTTCATCTTTAGCATAATCCTTTCTATAGGTTATTCCAAATACTCTAGCAAATATTGAAACTTCATCGAATGCTATATCATCAAGACATTCACTTTCACTATCATTAGTAATATAGGTGTTACCTATTAAATCAGATACTATTTTACCATATTTATGATTGAAGTATTTGGTCACTTCTAATAACTCATAGATATAATCCCTATTATCAGAGTATAATGAGAATGGGTATAACGAAATACATTCATCATACTCAAATTCAGTACAATAAACATCTTGCAATTTCAATGTA